CTGTTATTAGCGACTACTGGATATGTACAGTAGGTTCCTTGGAATTCAATGATCAGGCCATGAGTATAGCTTGCTTCCGATGATCTCGTACATATTATTGTTGGGAGACCAGAAGTACTTGGGCCAAGGGGCCCCATGCCACACGCCGTTATGGTAGTTGTAACGGCCGTCAGGCAATGACTTCCACGCGGCAAAGCCAGTTGTAGGTGCTGGTTGCGGCGTGGTCGGGGAGCGGCTAAGCTTAGGCTTAGGCACTAGGCTCGGCGAGCTCGAAAACCCCGAGAGGTTTGAGCTATGTGCCGAGGCTACTTCAAAGTCGACGACTCTGCGCTTTCTAGAGCGTGAGCCTCTCGACTTGCGAGATGAGCGTGTTGACATCAGATCAACCGGGCAGTAAATAACGAGCGCGAATTGGAGACCCGCACAGTGGATGAGTGGTCGTGCTGGAGAACGACACGAAGGACCTGGCCGCTGCTGACAACAATGATGCGGTCGGATTGCAACTGGTCCAACCCTCCACTAGGAATTTCGTTAAAATCTGATTGGGACTGGGGGACATCGACACCGTCTAGCTGGAACTTCAGTCGTACGAAGGCAACAGAGGCTTGTGAAGGTACAGTGACACCAAGACGACAATGGACATCGTAGGCGCCTGCCGGAAGTGTTATGGCACTCCCGTCAATCACTGCATTCAGGCTGTTAAAGACCGGCGTAGTCTGAGGCACGATAGCGGAATCACCGGAAGGGATGTCGGCGCTATCGAAAGACAGTGACAGGACGTTCCTCGGCGGAGCGGCTGCGGATGGCAGCGGCTGCCGAACGTGTAGTTTAGCCCTGTAGTCAATGTGTAGGTGTCCAAGCACCAAACCCTCCGCGGCTGCTGCGCTGCCGAAACCGAAGGCGCCAATGTGGATGACGCATGGGTCGGTCAGCAGTTTGTCAGTCGAACTGGGTCCCGTTCTGATGAGCATCTTGCAATGGTCCATTTGGTCCAGATCGATAGGAACGGACATTGCAGAATACATGGAGCACGTCTTCGTGAGTTCGTTGTCACCGAACCCAAGCTCTGTCGCGGGGGCGGGCTCGTTAGGATCGTAATCAATTAGTACATAAACGCTGCCACTAGTGAGTGTAGAGCACGAGGGCGTGTAGCGTATGGTGTTGCCACCAAGCATAGTATACTTGATGAAGTTCTGTGCCTGGAAATGTCCCGCCGAAAAAGTTGAAGAAAGGCCAGGATTCCACTCGAATGAACGAATGAAACTGGCACCGTCAGCTGCGGTGGGAGCGATAGAAACGAGGCGTTCCGTCCCGGTGAATTGCACGGCAGGGTACCTGCTCGAGCGGCCCGGCGCTTTCGCGCGGGCGGCGGGAGCCGATACAATGCGTGGCTTGCGAGTACGTCTAACCATCTTGTCAATTTGTAAGGGTAGGAGCAAATATTGGTAAAATATGACAGGCCTGTCCAAGTAACAGGCCCGCTCTTCCCCGTGGTCCCAGCTCAAGGGCTGGGCTTCCGACCGTGCGGCTTGCGCACAGTTTTCTTCTTCTTCGCGGCGTCGGTCTTAGGCTGCCGACGCCGCGATTTCTTGGACTTGTTCCCACCCGCCGCTGGTGTTATCGAACCGTCGACGTTGACGTCGACTTTCGCGGCGGCCTCCACGGGCTGCGCGCAGAGGGGTGGCAGGAGGATGGTGTCCACCGTGGCGGTCTGGATCCACTGGCCGAAAAGGTCGTGGTCGAACTCTAGCTTGGCCAGAGACTCTTGGCAATAAGTTGCCATCCAGGGTTGCTTGTCGTTGGGGTACTGAACGGATGACGGTCCGTTTGTATCCCACCTCGCCATCAGGCGAAGCCGCTCGTCGTAAGCGACCTCACCGAAGAGGTTGACGACTTTCGTCGCCAACTCCCCGATTATCGGCGTGTTCTTGTCCGTCAGGTAAAAGGATCTGGCCTTTTCCTGGAGCTTCATGGCCGGCGTGATGCCGGACGGAAGTCTCACAGTGGTGTGAAACTTGGAGAGTTGCCGCGGTATGTCGCAACATGACGATGTGTCTCCGTACCACACGTCTGGCCCGTAGATTCGGGCCAGGAAAGTGATACCGAACTCCCCGCGTCTGACCTGGTCACATTCCAACTTGAGGCCAAGTTGGTTTGCTGCTCGCTCGTACGCCTCGGTTGACACACTGGGTGTCATGCCGTCGTCGCCACCGTAGATGCCTAGGGCATCCCACGCCTCTCGGGGCGTGCGCCTCCTGCCGTTGAAAGGTTCAGAGCGGAGGGCGAGGTAGCCTACGAATGCGTTGTCGAAGGTGTTGCTGGCGGATGTCTCAGGTGAGCCGGATGCGCGCGACGTGCCGCTCTCGTAAGAGGTGCCGTGGCGGCCCGTGCCGATCAAGTTCTGCTGTGAGCGGAGGAGGTCCAAAAGGTCCGGAATGTAGCACTGCTTGAACGCGCGAGTGAAGACGATCGTCTCTAGGTGCCTCAAGAGGTTCGAGATGCGCCCGTCAAACCTGCTGAAATCTGTGTTAACCGCGGTGTTCGCATCGGCTAAGACGTCTACCACTCTCTGTGAGATTTCGATGGGAGTCTTGCCGAACGCGTACCACGGGGCTTGTTTCAAGAGGTCGACGAAGGCGTATACGAACTGTGAGAAGTCACGTTTGTCGGGTCCATTGATGGTGCTGATGTTCCGAGGGTCCTTGCAGTTGGAGTTGGCCTCACGCTTGCTAAAGCATTTGAACTTGCGGCGGGCCGTCTCGAGTTCTGAAGCCTCGAGAATGCGTCGCTGCGTTGGTCGGCTCTGCTGTTCGTACACGCGGCTCAGATCGCAGGGATCGAGGCAGTGTTCGTCAGGTATGAGCATCTCCGCAAACTCCCTCATGCACTCGTCGACGTAAGCTGATAGCTTCAGCGGTGCGGACTTGAGATCGGTGACTCTTGTCTTGATACACCACTGCTCGTTGGCGAGAGTGTCGGATGGCGCGAATGCCCCGTGGATGATCGGGGACATGAAGGCTGTGAGCGTTGGTTTAGCGTCCAGGTCTTGGACGTCGGATACCTTCTGGTACATGCGCACGGACTCCTCAACAGGGAATACGTACGCACGTGCGGATCGTGGGAACCGCGTCAGATGGTATGCCAGAAGCGGCGTGCTAGCTACACGCCGTTGGACAATGTCGCCGTCAGGGATCATGCTCAACACAGCTGACTGAGTCAACTTGACGGACTGAAACTCCGCCAAGGTGGCGATAGCGTCGTCAACGCGTGCGGGGATGGTTCCACACGCGTGTGTCCCCGCGATGGCCGTCGATACTTGGAGGTCGTTCTTCCCTTGTATGTATATGCGGGTGAACTTACCATCGACGGGCTCAAAGCGGGTGAGCGGGGTGTTGCTGACAAGCATGCTGAGCATGGCGTTGGTGCCGGCCCAGCGGGCCACGGGGGTCAAGCTGATCAGGTAGTGGTCTGGAGAGACCCTGCGCCTGTCAACCAGGTAGGTAGCCGTCTTGTACGGAATGCCGAAGATTGACTTCGTCACCCGGAGGCTGTCCACACCATATGACCACAGTGTGTGCCGATAGCGCCCACCACCACTCACTACGTAATCGACGGTCTGGTCAGACGAAAACGTGTATGAGTAGTCCGCGCGAGAGGCAGCGGCTGCATCGGGTTGGAACGAATACAGGATGGTAGGCTGAAAGTTGTCAGCCAAGGCGCTATGCATGTCGACGTAGTAGTCCACGTCAATCATCGCAATCATGTGGTCGTTGCTGGGGGCAACGGACACATGGTCGGCATTAAAGTCCTTGTCCCAGAACTGGGTTCTGGAACCTTCAAAACCTCGTCGCTGGTTGGAGCGAGAGGTTTGGAAGAAGAAGGGTCGGAGTCCAATGGCCGCGGCGAACCGAACGCAGAAGTTGCGTGCTGAGGTTCGCGACGCCGCGCTCACACCGTGCGTGTGCTCGGCGGTGACGCGGGCCTGAATTAAATCCAGGGCGTTGAACTGGGACCGCTGTACTTCCGGCCTAAAGGCCGGTCGTTCAGCTTGTGCACTGAGGTAACTCGAAACTAAGCGTTCCAGAGCCCCCGTCGCCTTCGACTTGCGACGCCATAAGATAGGTATTATGACGACAAGGCAGGCGGTGCTACAGCAAATTGCTGTCTTGGTTCCATGCTTGGACATGGTTCCGACTGTCAAGATTTTTCTTCTTAACTCAGTGTGCGTGCCTTTCGGGAGCAGCTGCTGGAATGCGAGGTGGATTAAGTCTCGC